GAATACATTATATGGAGACAGTTACAAAAAGACAGGAGAATTACTTGAGATATTGTTTCCTGAAGGAATAGAACTCAAGACAGCAGATGACTTCAATAGATTCTCAGTATTCACTTTGATACTGGGCAAGATAACTCGATACAGTAACCATTGGGAGAATACTGATGTAGAAGATACCATGTCCGATCTATCTGTCTATGCAATGATGCTAAGAGAACTGGATGAAATGGAATGAGCGTTATATTCATTGACACTGAAACGACAAACCTGTTGGCAGTGGAAGCTGCTGATCTAGTAAACCAGCCTCATGTCGTGGAAATATGTTGTATTAAAACCAATATATGGCTAGAGAAACCAACAGTATTATCTGTGTTAGTTAAGCCTCCAATACGAATACCGGATGAGGTAATTAAGATACATCACATAACAAATGAAGATGTTCAGAACAAAAAGCCATTCGCAGGATACTATCATGAATTGGCAGCGTTCTTTCTGGGAGCAACTCATTTAGTTGGTCATAACCTTCAGTTTGATAAACGAATATTAGAGAATGAATTGAAACGTATCAATAAACTAACACAGTTCCCTTGGCCAGTAAATAACATATGTACTGTGGAGGAAATACAGAAGATCCAAGGTCATCGTATGTCTCTTGGAGATTTGCATGAGAAATTGTTCGGAGTAAGATTTGAAGAGGCCCATCGAGCGGAAGCAGATACACAAGCTTTGGTCAGAGTGTTCAAGGCTATGGTTGAAAAGGATATGCTCAGTTATGACCCGAGATGAGCGCCAGGAGCAGTATGAATTACGTCGTAGATCACGATTACTTGGTTTGGCAATAGATCAATCTTTACGTGGTGTTCAAAATATCATTACTTTCAGCGATCCAAAGTTTTGGGATAACAATTCTGAATGGGCAAGTATTGTAAGTAAAGCGGAAGATATATTGGTTGATCTAATGGCTCTAGAACGCAAGATGGACGCCATCAATCCTGAAATATACGCCACACTACTAGGAAAATCACAGGAGACTAAAGATGTCACAGACACGCCACAATCCAGTGACTCGCAAGGAATTCAATGAGCTTGAGGCTAGAGTAACAGCATTAGAACAAGAGGTCATTCCGCCGCCTGTGCCTGGAACTGGAATACAAGCTAGACGAATAGTTGATTTGATCAATATATTCGGTGTCAATACATTTTCATCGTTAGATGAACACAACGTTTGGGGCTCCTGGCCCGCTGATTATAGTCCTCATTCTGTTATTGAATCGTTGAAATGGATACTGGGCTATAGTGGATTTACATTTGGAGTTAGAGAGTATCATTACAGCGGCCGATATGATATGCAAAAGCAATGGTTTCCACAGATCGTGGCAGCCTTTCCGAACATGAAGAACACTATCTGCCCAGGAGCAAATATGCCTCCTGCTGATACTGATACTATGTTATCATTAGCTAATGATTCTGTCAACAGAATATTCTATGTTGAAGGATTGAACGAACCCAATACTGATTTTGGTTCTGGAGAGGTTCCAGTTAATGTTACTATGGACATACAAAGACGCATATGGGGTATTGAACATTTAGTGCTTGGCCCTTCTGTCGTAGCAGGAACACCACATCCAGAAGGTTGGATTACTGGTTACTTTGGAAACCAACAGGCTACTGTAAACTCAATGATGGATGTTGCTAACGGTCATTACTATCCTCCAGACTCTCCTGATGTTACCAATACAGGCTACAGTATTACTGACTATGTGTATGGATTAGGTCTGGCTTATAATGCTGAAGATATTTCTCTAACAGAGTTTCACCCAACGTTATACAACAGTAATGGTCAGCGGCCAGGAGACCAAGATTGGTCAGGAGCTAGAGATGCTTACTATGCTTTAACAACTTTATTTAGAGCAGCACAAATGGAACTACATTCGTTATGGTGGTATGCTCTATTTGATTATGGAACGGTATATAAATGTGGGTTGTTTCCAACTAACCAAAATGATCCGCGAGAGACTGCCTATGGATTGCGCGCTTTATGTAACATTTGCATGGATGAAGGTGATAGTCTAAACTTCATTCCTGGAAAGCTTGACTATGGTATAACTGGTGGAGATGACTCTTACTCTCATTCTCTATACCAAAGCAGTAATGGCAAATTCTTTATTGCTCTTTGGCGTTCTCTTCCACAACCAAAGGGCGATCCAATTACACTGAACATTATTTTTGCGAATCAACTCAAGAAAATCGAGGAATTCAATATAAGTGAGATTGCTGGAGATAAGGTTGCCAGTAACTATCAATCTATACAATGGGCAGATAATACTGACAAATTGACTGTCAGTCTAGATGGCTCTGCCCGTATCATACGGATAGTGCCATGAGAACTCAACTACAAATAAGAACAGAGTATAGTTTTGGTTGGGCATACGGACCAGTAGAAAAGGTTGTTAGTAAACTCAAAGAATTGGGTTGTGAATCTGCAGCTATTACAGATCGCAACTCAACATTTGGGCATGTTCGTTGGGCGAAACATTGTAAAGATGCAGGTATAAAACCATTATTTGGAGTTGAACTGGCGTTCATTCTCAATGCAGAAGAGCGCCAGAAGCGACAGAATATATTTTGGTTACCATTAGTTGCTCGAAACAATAGCGGATTACGTGAACTCTATTCTGCTATTGAGGAGTCAACAAACAAGAACAACTATTATATGATACCTAGATTGCCATTCCGGTATCTCAATTCATTCAGTAAAGATGTGATGATATTTAGCGGTAGTTCAGGACTAGGCGAGAAGGCTAGACTCGGCCCAAATGTATTCCGGTCCGGCTGCCCTTCTACTTCATCCTTGATATTAAAGGGTGGTCCTGTAGTTGCAGTGTCCGATAACTATATGATTACTCCTGAGGATCGTTCTGTATATGAAATACTTGCCAAACGCAAGAGACAAGATAGACCATCTCCCATGCATATACTTGATGAATGGGGATTACGCAATGAAATGGATATAGCTGATGCTGCCTTTACTCTAGCTGACAGACTAGCTTCAGAATGTGATGCGACTATACAAATAGCAACCAACGTCAAATTCCAATCCAATAAATCATTACTTGAACTATGCAAAGATGGTATCTCCTGGCGGGGGCTGTCATGGTCAGACGAATACCAAGCTAGGCTCGACAAAGAATTGAATCTTATTCAAGACAAAGGCTATGATGATTACTTCTTTGTTATTGCAGATATGGTGAAGTATGCCAAATCACAGATGCTGGTGGGTCCTGCGCGTGGCAGTTCCTGCGGTAGTCTTGTATGCTATTTGTTGGGCATTACTGATATTGATCCCTTACCTCATGGATTGATATTTGAACGATTCATTGATGTGACTCGTTATGACTTGCCGGATATTGATATTGACTTCCAAGATACCAAACGTGAGATGGTATTTGAATATATCATGGACAAATACGGCCAGGAGAATGTGGCTAGGTTAGGAACAATTCTAAGATACAAACCTAAGTCAGCAATTGGAGATACTGCAAAGGCACTGAACATTCCTGATATTGATACTAAAGGTGTAAAGGATTCAATGCTAAAGCGCAGTAGTGGTGATTCGCGCTCTGGCTTATGTATAATGGATACGTTCAAAGAACTAGAAATTGGACAAAGATTCATTGAGAAGTATCCTGCTATGAAGATTGCAGGTGATCTAGAGAACCATGCTAGTCATACTGGGAAACATGCCGCTGGAGTAATCATTACTAACGAACCCATCATCAACTATGTAGCTAAGGATGCCAGGACTAACACAACTCAAATTGATAAGTATGATGCAGAAACGATCAATTTAATGAAGATAGATGCTCTCGGATTAAAGACACTGACCATTATAGACGACACATTAAAAGCAATTGGTTGGACTTACGAACAATTGGTCAAGTATCCATTAGATGATGACAAGGCTTTTGAAGTATTACGCAAGCATCAGTTTTGTGGTATCTTTCAGTTTGAAGGTCAAGCATTACAAACCCTGGCCAGGAGACTACATGTTGATCGTTTCGATGATATTGCTTGCTTAACTGCATTAGCTAGACCAGGGCCATTTGCTTCTGGCGCGAGTGGTGAATGGATACAACGTCGTATGGGAAACCAAACAGTTGAATATGTTCATCCGACTATGGAACGATATACCAAAGAAACATATGGCATTATTGTCTATCAAGAACAAGTAATGAATTGTGTTCGTGAGATTGGTTTACTCTCATGGGAGGATACGTCCACATTACGCAAAGCCATGAGCAAGTCTTTTGGCGTTGAATACTTTGACAAGTTCTGGCAACGTTTCAGAGAAGGAGCCACATCACAAGGTATTGATGAAGTAACAGCTAGGAAGATATGGGATAGCGTAAACAAGATGGGGTCTTGGGCGTTCAATAAATCTCATGCTGTAGCCTATGGGACTATCTCATATATGTGCTGTGTATTAAAAGCACATTATCCAATAGAGTTTGCATTGGCGAATATTCAGAACATTCATTTTGAAGATGGCGTTAAACGTTACTTGAGAGAATTGGATCGTTCAGGTTATGGTTTTA